AGCCGGGATCGGCGGGTGGTAGTCGTGGGGGCATCACCATTTCCGCAGAGCAGGAAGAGGCACTCAAGAACAAGGTCAAGGAACACAACGAAAAGCACGGTGAGAAGGAGGGGAAAAAGATTGATTTGGGTATGCTCAAATCTGTGTACCGGCGTGGGGCTGGTGCCTTCTCAACTTCTCACCGTGAGGGCATGACCCGTGCCAGATGGGCAATTGCAAGGGTCAACGCTTTCATCACCTTGGTCCGCAGTGGTAAGCCTAAGAACAGCAAGTACACGCAGGACAACGACCTTCTTCCCAAGGGTCATCCAAAGAGGTCCAAGAAATGACATGCGGTTGCAGCCATCACGGCTCTGTCTCACAAAGAAAGCTGATGACGGACACGATGGGCAAGTCCGTGGTTCACACCAAGGCTAGTGGCTCAATTGATCCCACTGGTTTTTTGTCTGTTGCGGAATTCATAAAGATGGAAAACGCAATGCAACTTTGGATTCAGAGCCTTGTTCTGGAGACGGTCATTGAGGCATTGTCAATGAGGCACATGACCCCAAATGCCTTCTATGGGAAGATCGGTGAGATTCTCAGGGGCAAAGAGCGACAGATACCCAAGAAGATTGAAGAGTACGTTGAAGGCCAAGTTCGTCACGGCCAGAAGATTGGTCTGGGCAAGATATCCCAGCAGTTTAGAGAGCCACCGCCTGAAAAGGAATTGGCTCGACAGATGGCCTCTACCGTCAGCCAGTTCACCCGGTCTTTCAATGAGACGGCCAAAAATGCCTTGGAAGGTATTATCAACCGCCACATTGAAGAGGGTCTGACGATTGACGAAACGGCCAAGGGAATACAGGACTGGGCAAGCAAGACCGGAGACCTTGAAAGACAGGCTAAGTGGAGAGCAACCAGCATTGCCCGGACAGAATCCGCAAGGGCATTGGTGAACGGTGAACTTGCGGCATGGAAGGACAGTGGCGTGGTGACAAGCGTCAGATGGCTTATATCGCCACAGCCATGTGAATTCTGTTTGGCTGTTTACCGAAAATTCAGGCAAGTGGGGCTAGGCGAGAATTTCCTGACTGTGGGCCAAACTCTAACTGGCACACGAGGCGGAACGATGCTGATTGATTACGAGAATGTTGCAGGACCACCACTGCACCCTCATTGCCGTTGTGACTTAGAACCTGTGGTTCAGGGACAAGAGACCCTTCGTCCAGATCCAAGCAGAACCAGAGACCCGAGATTAGGATAACGCCATGAGAACTAAGACAATCAAAAAGCAGCTTGACGCTCGCGTGGTCGAATCTAATGAAGACCGCATTGTCGCAAAGCTGACGACCGCCAGCATCGACCGTGACGGTGAAGTCCTGATTCCACAGGGCATGAACTCAAAGGAATACGAAAAAAATCCGGTCCTCTTTTACAACCACGACTACGCCAACCCAATCGGCACAGTCAAGCGTCTGAAGCGCACAGAAGACGCAGTAATTGGCGAGTTGAGCTTTGCAAAGAGGCCGGATAATTACAAGGGTGATTTTTTCCCTGCGTTCGTCGAAACGCTGGTTCGTCAGGGAATTGTAAAGGGTGTATCTGTCGGGTTCGTTGCTGAGAGCGGCGGCCAAAGAATCGCAAGCAAATCTGACAGATCCAAATTTGGCGAAGGCATCAAGAAGGTTTTCAACAAATGGAAACTGCTTGAAGTTTCAATTGCACCGTTGCCCGCCAATCAAGACGCACTGATTGAGGCTGTCGGCAAGGGCTACGTTTCACCGATGCAGGTCAAGGCGTTTTGCGGGTTTGACGTGCCAGACGCACCGTCTCAAGAAAAGCGAGCGCAGTTGTCAATCAAACAGAAACACACAATCAGACTACGAAATCAGTCTGAGAAATTACAAATCAAAAAGGCTGTAACAATTGCGATACGGAAGCGCATGGGGCAGCTTTACGAATAGGGGTTGTGCCGACAACTGTCGAACCGATGGGCAACCGAGCGGGTGAACAGAACGAAGGCCAAGACACCAATGAATTATGAAACCAAGGAACAACATGATTAAGAAGACTCTAAAGCAGGCATCTAAAGACCTGCAAGGACTTCTCGACGAAGTTGGCACCGAACAGTTTCCCGTCACCAAGGCTCTCTACATGAAAGATGTAGATATCGTCGATGCTGATGGCAGACCTCTTTCGGAAGAAGACCTCGACATCAAGATCACCATGGCAAATGGTGAAGAGGATGAAGAGATGGAAGCCAAGAACGAAGAAGAAGAACTCGAAGATAAGGCCGAAGAAGAAGAGGACGAAGAGTCCAAAGCCTCTTACGAAGAGGAAGAAGAAAAGGCCGAAGAAGACGAAGAAGAAGAGGACAAGCCAAACGGTATGAAGTCTCTTTCATCGTCAGCAATCAACAAAATGGTGCTGAAGGCACTGAAAACAAACGTCAACCCAGTTCGATCGAAGGGACTGAAGAGCATGAGAATTGACAACGATCGTGAGGGAATGAAGCGATGGGGTTCGCTCAAGCACATCAACCGGATTAAGACCGCAAGCGGTGACCCGGAACTTGAAGCCTATAAGTTTGGCCGCTGGGCGGCTGCCTGTATGAATCATAAGAAGTCAGTGGACTGGTGCAGCAATCGCGGTATCAACGTCAAGGCACACACCGAAGGAATCAATTCCGCTGGTGGCTTCCTTGTTCCCGATGAATTCAGTGATACGCTTATTAGCCTCCGTGAAGAGTATGGCGTTGCCCGTCGTAATTGCAAAATCGAGCCAATGATCTCAGACACCAAGCGCATTCCCAAGCGAAGCGCAACCCTGTCTGCCTCGTTCGTTGGTGAAGCAACTACTGGTACTGAGTCAACCATGAATTTCCAGCAGGTCAACCTCGTTGCCAAAAAGCTCATGGTTTTGACCTCAATAAGTTCGGAATTATCCGAAGATTCTCTCATTAATCTTGGAGATTCTGTGGCCGGAGAAATCGCGTATGCGTTCGCGCTTAAGGAAGACGAATGCGTTTTCCTCGGTGATGGAACTTCCACCTATGGTGGCATTCAAGGCATCATTGACGCTCTGTTCGTCAACGGTGGCGCAAGTGTGTACACCGCTGAAAATGACGATTCAGACGTTAATACTCTGCTTCTGTCCGATATCAACTCAACAATGGCACCGCTTCCTCAGTACGCAGATACGCCAAACTGCAAGTGGTACATGCACAAGAGCGTTTACTCTGCTTATGTTGAGCGTCTCATGATTGCAGCGGGTGGCAACACCAACCGCGACATCTATGACGGCACGGCCCGTTCAATGCTTATGGGATACCCTGTGGAGTTCACGCAGGTCATGCCAAACCAGACCACGCTTGATGGTGATGCGAGCGGAGCTAACAACGTCCTGCGTTGCGCTGCTCTGTTCGGTGATCTTTCACTTGCAACAGCGTTTGGTGATCGTCGTTCCAACACGATCAGTTTCAGTGATTCGGCTCTGAATGCTTTCGAGCAGGACGAAATCGTCGTTCGTGGAACAGAGCGTTTCGACTTCATCTGTCATGGCGTTGGTACTGCTGCTGAAGCCGGACCAATCGTGGCCCTGAAGGCTAACTGATCCTAGAAAGGAATTTTACCATGAAGAACCTTCAAACAGCTTTGGTTGTAAATCACGGCGTTCCCCTTAGTGTGACCGATGGATCACTGACAGTCACCAACCAAATCGACACACTTGGTCGATCAGGTGGCGAGCTTATGGTCGTCGTCCAGTTCGGTGCAATCGCAGGTAGTGGAACCGTCACTGCTTGCAAATTGCAAGAATCTGATGTCACTGGGTCTGGCTTTGCTGATGTCACTGGTTGCGTTCTCGCAACGAGTGCTTTGGCTGACGGATCCGGCACTTCGGTTGCTTTCGCAGGTGGTAATGAAGACGAATCAAGTATCGTCTTCCATGTGCCGCTGACCGAAAGCCGAAAGCGATTTTTCCAAGTCGTTGTGACCTGTGGAGGAAGTGCTGCGGTGGTTTGCAGCGCAATCGGAATTATGACCACTGGTGGGGCTGATGCGAACGAGAGTACCACTACTCTCGCGACCACTGGTGCGCATCAGCAGATTCTCATTGCAAGCTAATTTTCGCTACTCGGGTGGGTGGGGCGTTGAACCCCTGCCCACTCTTTTTCAAGATGGGACTACCAAATGGATCATGGCGATCAATTCAAAGTCATTGGGCACATTTCACCAGTCACCATTGGAAGTAACACCACGCCCTCTGTTTCTCAAGACATAGATACGCTTGGTTTTCAGGGTGGTCGATGTGTTGTGTTCATGCAGACTGGGAACATTGGTCGAGCTACGTTGAAATGCTTTTTGTCTGAATCAGACAACAACGTAGATTTCACGACTTTCATGAACATGACCGACACTGATATTGATGGTGCGGCTGGTGCGTTGCTTGATACAGACGGTGACAATTTGGATGTTGTTTTTGACGTGCCCTTAACTGTTGAGCGAAAGCGATATTTCAAGATGACCTATACAAGTGGATCCACAGGCACAGGCAAAAACAGCGTTGCTTGTACTGCCTATCTTTCTGGTAGAGGTGTCGCCAAAAAACAAAGCACCACAAGAAACACTGAACGACCAAACTCCAGAATTTTCAGAGCGAAGAATGGGAACTAATGTACAAATTTGATTCAATTAAGCCCGTGTTGATGGTAGGCCGAAAGCAGTTAAACGCAACAGGTACAATTGATGTGGGAAACACCGCATCTACTCCGAACCTAAACCCAGTTGACACCCGTGGATTCTCTGGTGGTCTCCTCATCATCAGCATTATGTTCGATCAATCAAACTCACCTAACATTCTGGGATGCCAAGTTGATGAAGATGATGTGATTGATGCTGATCCAACGGTAGGCTACAGGGAAGTGCCCGGATGTAATGCGATGACTGATGCACAAGCCGATGGCACAGCGGCAACAGGAAGCGGAATCGACACTGACACCGACAACAGTGTGATGACGTTCTACATTCCACTTACATCAGTAAGAAAGCGTTTTTTCCAAGTGCGTGTCGTCAACGCTGCCGCTTCAAACATAGGAGTCTGCGCCAATGCTCTTCTTCTTGGTGCGGGTGTGTCTACCAGTCCTTCGGTGAGTTCTGAATTCGATGGCGAAGAAGGCTCAGTTTATCGCGCCAGTAATTGACACTCCCCCCCTTCATGAAACCCTTTTCACCGGGGGAGGGGCGAGATCGCCGCTTACCCCTCCCCTTCTTTAAGGTAGTACAATGGCACTAGCTTCAAATGCTCTCACAACCGTCGCGGCTGTCAAGACCTATATGGGTTCAACTTCATCAACTGATGACAGTTTGATTGAGACGCTCATTAACAACGTGAGCGATCAAATTGAAAGATGGTGTGATAGAGTTTTTGTTGCCCAGACATTCACGGAGTTCTTAGATGCTAGAGGGACAAGAACCATCGGAGTCGCAAATTCGCCTATTGAAAGCGTTGATCTCGTTGCGACGGGAACTAGAAATTCGATCTCAGTTGATTCAGCGGTATCGTCTGATTTGGTTGCAACTGTGGCAATTGAAGAAACGCAAGCCAGACTCTACCGCATTCAGGAAGACGGAACGACGACGACCGTCAATCTTACCTTCGCAAGTTACCCGACGACCGCGCTATTGGCGGCACAAATAAACTCGACGGCAGGTTACAGTGCGACCAATTCATTCAATGCTCCTAGCTATACTTTGCACCGCATGGGCGGTCGCGATACTGTTGACTCCACAGCAAACCTTACCTGCGCCGCAGACGCTGAATCGGAGTACCGCGTTGATTATGATCGCGGTCTTGTTCATTTGCGCGCTGATAGTTTTCCCAGATTTCAGGAGGATTTGCGGAACAACCATTTCCCAAATCAATTCCAAGGTGTGTTGGTTCGCTACACGGGTGGTTATTCAACCTTGCCAAATGCTTTGGTGCAGGCTGCGTTCGTTCTGGTGAGTCAGGCGTACCAAGGACGCGACCGTGACCGAAGCCTTGCGTCTGAGAACATTGGTGATTACAGCTACACCGCATTCGCACCGGGAACGTGGGGCGATACCGTGATTGATCTACTTGCACCATTCAGGAAAATCAGATGAGTATTGTTTCCCTGATTGAAACCCGTGGCAAGAACATCTTCGTCAAGAGGCCATCTGTCAGAGAAGACGCACTTGGCACAGCGAAGAAGACGTTCATGAATCGCGGCACGATGGATGCCTACATTGCGTCAAGGACAAGTGCTGAAGAGTTTGACGGCAACCGCCAAATCGTGCAGGACATTGTGACGGTCTACGTCAAAGGTGGCGCAGACATTGAAGTCACCGACAGGTTTGTCCTTCAGTCTGTGACCTATGAAATCACCGGCAAGCGGACACCGGGAATGCGAACAGCAGGTGACAGGAATTTCTATCACATCATCACTGCAATCAGCGACAGGGGGACATGATGCAAACTCAGATGCTCATTGACTTTGACACCCCGTTTATCATGGGTGAAATTAAAGAGGCAGTTGTGCGTGGTGTATCAGCCACCAACTTTGAGTTGCAATCTAGGATCAAAATCAAGTTGTCCCAACCCGGTAGCGGCCATCCTCGCAAGAATGGCACTAGGGCTTCTGCACCCGGTGAACCACCTGCACCTGACACTGGTGATTTGAAGCGTTCATTTTCTGGTGCAGGCGTGACCAGAGTCATCAAGCAGATCACGCAGGTCAAGGGCCGTGTCAGGCAAGGCGCACCGCACAAGACGAAGAAGTACGCTTTCGCTCTTGAGTACGGTTATTCACCCAGAAACCTTGAGCCAAGGCCATTCATTGGCCCAGTCGTTCGAGAGGCAATTGCCGATGACGTAGCAACCAGACTTATCGGAATCCAAGTGGGAGTGACAGCCGATAGGCTGAATCAAATGTATCAATGAAAGACATCCACGTTTCAATTCTGGAAAGACTTCGATACGTCAAAGACGGTACAACTCTTGCGCCTATTTCTGACTTGGTAGGGGGCAGG